TCCATGTCTGATCTGAGATTGTGGTGCCCAGGCAATCAACCCGATTGATGAATGTCGAAGGACTCAGGTGGTGGGTTGCGCCCGGGCATAAACGAAAAACCCGCCGACTTGCGCCTAGCGGGTTTCTGGTAAGTGACACGTAGTCACACTACCTACATTTCACAGAATAGCGACATGACGATGTGTCGTCAAGGGGGTTTCTGTCATTTTCGCCAAAAGTTGCGCCGCCGCTTCGTGAAGCCAGCGTTGCATCGTTCGCTCTGTGCAGCCGTAGTGATCCTCTAGGGCTTCTGTCATGGCTTTGAACGTCCACGGCTTGTAGGCGCGAGTAATGACTAGCCGGTAATTCACATCAAGGCTGTTGATTGCTGCCTCAAGGTCGCGGAAGTCTTGGGCTGTGTAACCATCTGGGTCATGGCTGGATGCTGGCCGGTCCACCCTCTCCTTGAACATTGGGCACTCGCCGGGGTAGCCGCCTTGCATCTTGTTGAGCGCGGCAATGCCCCATGCGGTCAGCATGACATCGAGCCACCGTGGATTGATGATTGCTTTCTTGCTCATGCAGTCTCCTTTTCCATCTCATCTGCCATTTGTTTGAACTGCGCTTCGATGCGCTGGTAATCCTCTTTGCGCCACCTTGGCAATGCGTGCGGACCCTCCAGTGACTCAACGCGATCAATACCAATTCGCGCAACCAAAGCAACCCGGTATAGCTGCTGGTTTCCTGACTTGAACAGGTTGCACTGAACGCACTGGGCCGCGATGTTGTCGAGGTGAAATCTCAGTTCTGGTCGTGCTTTGGTTGTCAGCCAGTGACCCGCTTGGAAATTGGGCTTCCATGGCGTGTCACATGAAATGCATGGACGACCACGGTCACGAAGACGGACATATCTGTTCACCTGCTTTTGTGCGCGCTCTGTCCAGTAACTCAGCGGCTTCAATTCCTGCTTGCGCGCTCTATCCGCCTTGCGCTCGTCGCTTCTCTTGCGCTGCTCTGCTTGCTCGTTCTTTGCTCTGACGATTGAGTGAGCGCAGGAGCCGCAGCAGGCCACGTGCATGGAGTTTCTGGGAATGAACTGCTGTTCGCAGCCTTTGGCTTTGCATTTACGTGGCTTTGGTGGCTTGCTTGCGATCATGCTGGGATCTGCCCGTGAAAGTAAGCCATCGGCTGCGGGACCAGATCACGTGCATCGACCGTGTGCCGCACGCCAAACCACAGCGGGCCGATTTCAGCAACCTGCACCCGTTCGCCGTTTTCCATCGCCATGACGCTGATTCCGTCGTGGGTGTACCTGTGCCCCTGCCGTGCTGGTTTTTGCTCGCTGGCGAGGTCTAGGGCAAGCTGGCGGGCGTCCACCTCTGGTTGATCCATCGGTGCCCGTGGTGCGTAACTGACGTTTGGCATCACCCCGGCGATCTTGGCGCACTTTGGACCGTAGGCGTACTCACCGACAGTGGCAAATGCGGCAGACATGGGGCGACGGCAGCGGACGCAGGTTAGTGGTTGCATGATGGTTTTGTGCCTGATTCCCAGGTTATGCGTCAGTTTTGAGGCCTACCGTGGGTTAGGCCTCGCAAATTCATTCGATGCTGAAAGTCGTCGCGCTTGTCACTGTGGCGCCGTACTTCACTTCGCGCATTGGGTTGCGCTGGCCGGTCATCCAGAACCAAGCCCTCCGCCACCAACGCCGATCCGGCTCTGTCAGCGTCAGCGAAAGTCGCTCACCAATTTTGTAATCGTGGCTCTCTGTCGTAGTGATGGTTCTCATGCTTCTCTCATCTGCCACCAGCGTGGCCTAACCCATCATTCAACCGGACGCCCTCAAGCATCCAGCACCAGCCAGCACCGCACGGGCGCCGGTTAATTCATACGTTAGGCCCCAACAGCCTTTGCCGCCTTGGCTCGCTTGCGGGCCAGCTTGGCGGCGTAGTCCTTCACGGCCTGGCGGCATCTGTGGTCATGTGCTCTTTGCTTTATCAATGGCAGACTTAACAACATCGGCCCAAACGCGGTACGGCATCGGCACGCTTTCCAGTGCGCCTGCTGGGCGTTGTATAGGGTGCGGTCGATTCTCATTTGTCGCTCACGTAGGACGGGCAGAAAAACGTGATCACCTAGCCGGGTCCATGTGCGCCTGACGTGGGTGGTCCGATGGCGCGGCAGTGCGTCTGAGGCACGTCTCGCATTCCTCGTACCAGCCATCCTCGTCTGAGCCGATGCCAGAGCAGCGGGCAACGTCTCCGGGTAGTGTTCGTGTGGTCATGCCTTGATGCTCCCCATGTTGCGCAGCGCCTCGCGCAGCTTGGCTTCGGTTTCCGGTGCCGCCTTGCTGAATCGCCCGCAGTCGCGCAAATGCGTAGGCGACGGGCTCCAGAACACGCCAAACTTCATGCATCGGTGCAAATGCCGACCCTTTGTCATCCGGAAGCTGTCGCAGGCCACGCACTGGACGCGCTTGCAACTGCTGGCCGTGTGGCCCGCCTGGCCGCACTTTGTGCATGTGTCTGTCTTGCTCATACAACCTCCACCACGCGCACGCCGGTTGTTTTGCTGCTCAGAATTGCCTTGAGTCGCTGGTGCGTCCGCTCTTCTGCTTGGAAATACTCAGCGTGAGTGACCGTTGAAAGCACATCACGCCACGTTTCGACCAGGCCGCGCAGGTCTGCCAGCTCTGAGGCATACAGGGCTTTCGTGCCGGTTTGCTTCTGCCGATCCAGCAGGCCGACAATCACGGATTGCATGGACTCGATGTAGTCATCGGCGTTGCGCATGACCTTGGGCATCCGGCTAAATGCCTCCAGCATGTTCATGCAGTCAAAGACGGCTTGCCAGATTTCCTTGCTGCCCTGCCCTTTGCCGATCTTTTCGACGGCATCGGACAGCAGGTTTACGCGGACATACTGATCGGCTTTGGACAGCAGGCACGATCCTTGAATGGCGATCTTCCAGCTATCAGCGGACACGCCCTTTGGGCGGTAGCGTTTGCGGGCGCTCATGACGGCCTCCACGAAAATACAGACGCGGCGCTTTGAAGTGGCGCCCACATCTGGCCTCGGCTCATTTTTGAGACAACATCGACAGGCACGCCCAAATCAGCAGAGATGTCAACGCACTTGCGGCCGTCATTTCTCATTTGGCGGATCTGCTCGGCGAGGCCCATGCTGTATTTGGAGATAGCGCGGTTGCCTCTTGTGCGTGCCGCCGTCTGATCCGGGCGAGAGCACTTACCCATAGATGCAGCCAGCTTCATTTGCTCTGATCGCGTCATGGGCACGATATGAGCCGGGTTCACACACGACAGATTCCCGCAGCACCGAACCAGATACATACCGTGCGGCTTCTTCTTGCCTGAAAACTGGAATGCGGTCTGGTGCGCTTTGCAATCCTTCCCATTCATCCGATGACGCGGCTGACCATCACCAGCCATTGCGCCCTGCCATTCCCAGCAGTCGCCCACCTCGATGCAGCGCGCCTTGATGTCGTCAAGCGTCTTGATTCCACTCATGTCAGATCCCCCGTAATCAAGACCATGCGCGATGAGGCCAGCTATCAAAGCTGACGGGCCTATCGCCTTGATTTCCCACAAACTGGTGGGTTTCCTTGTCGAACCAAAGCTGAATCAATGGCTCGTCTTCGCCGTTGCGCTGTTTGGCGCAGATTAGGAGCGCATCAGGTTCGCTGGCGTCGTGTGACTCGCCGCGCTTGATAGCGTTTTCCTTGCCTTTGTTGCGCCAGTGAATCAGCATGTTGTCCACCTGATCGGTAATCGCGCCTGAGCCCTTCGCGTCGAACTTTCCTGGCGTCTGATCTTCGTTCGCTAGCTTCTTGATGTGGTGAATCAGGTGGATGTGCATTTCGTGGTCTTTAGCGATGGCGCACAGCTCATCAACCACGTACTTTTGGCCGTTGTAGTCGTCCTCGTTCTTGACGCACTTCATCAGCGAGTCAATGAACATGTGCTGAATGCCCAGTTCCTTGGCGCAGTAGCGAGTGACGGCCACAATGGTTTCAGGGCTCACGGTTCCCTGCTGGTCGTACAGCCAAAGACGCGTATCGGTCCAGACTGCAAACTGGCGCACGATGTCCTTGTATCCGTCGATGATGTCCGGGTGATCGCTGATCCTGGCTGGCTCCTGTCCTGACCATTGGCGAGCCATGCGCTCTAGCGTTTTCCGTGGCTTCATCTCGAAAGATGCGATGCACACGCGAAGCCCTTGCCCCATCAATGACAGGCCGCATTGCCCAGTCACAAGGCTTTTGCCGTGACCATTCACCCCAGCCCACAAAGTCACCTCTCCCTGCCTGAACTGAAAGCTGTTCTCTGTCTTGCCCCACGGCAGATATGCGTGCTTCTCAAGGTTCGGCGTGAACATCCAGTTAAGCATATCCTCGACATACACGCTTGCTGGCTTGACCTTCTGCTGCGCTTCCGTCTCTTCCAGGTATGCCGAAAAGTCGATGTCATCGGCTTCGATTACTGTTGCCATACAACCTTCTCCCCTTCTTCGCTCAGGCGAAGCCCCTTCTTGATTTCTATGCGGTATGGGTTGCTGATGTCGAACCAAAAAGCCTCGACTACCTTTGCCCCGGCCTTGAAGCAAGCGCGGGCCACTTTTTCAGTCAGATCGCTGTCAGGCCCATTGATGAAGACTCGACCCACACCAGCAAGGCACCGCAGATCCACCAAATCGACCGCTAGAGCGTCTTTTTCGTCAAGGTGAAGGTCCACGTACCTGCCAGCCTTGTCTGTGCATTGGCGTGCCCATTTCTGCATCGGCAGCATTTCGACCCAAACGATTGACGGCTTGGCACCGGCCTTGCGCATGCGGATGATGTTTTCGACGCCGCGCATCAGATCGCCCCCGCAAAGATCGCCTTGCGCCCGTTTGGTCCCATTGGTGATCCTTCGGTTGCGTCTTCCCACCTACGCCCGTTGATCCACGTTGCAGGGTGAGGGATGAAACGGCCACCCTCCTTGCGCCATTCCTCACCTTGGCGTTGAGATTCAATCGCCTTGAGGATGGACGCCTGCAACAGATCGTCAGGTTTCAGTTTTGACCATGCCTTGAGCGCATCGGCCTTGGCTTTTTTGTTCGGGAAGGCATGCCAAAAGGTGGCGAAGCCAACTTCATCAACTGACGCGACACGACGCGTCTTACTTTCCTTTCCTTCCCTTCCTTCCTCCCTGTGCGTCACTGACGCGTCAGTGACGCGTGGTGCACGCGTGGCGTTTTCTTCAAATTCATGGGGGTCAGGAAGGACAGATTCGGACTCTCTTGGGTTAATGTGCTGATGGTTTTTGAACGATGGAATGAAGGCAAGGCCATTGCCATACAGTTCAACCAAGCCAGCTTCAATGATCTCTTCGCAAAGATCCTCAACGCTGCAATCATCCCCAGGCAGGTAACGCATCTTGAACGTGCGTGGCTTCCATGAAAGGCGCCCCTCTTTGTCTGCTTCGCACCAAAGCGCGATGTACAAAAGGCGCGCCATGGCGGAAAGGCTCACGATGTCCTCTGACGTGAAAAACTCAGGCTTGATAGTCCTGATGCGAGCCATCTTCAAACCTTGCTGTTAGCGCGCCTGATCAGATCGGCGCGAGAGTTGGGGTGAGTCCTTGGAAGGTGAACGCAGGCCATGCGGGCGCGTGCGTCGTCGCCGTCGAATGCGTTTGCGGGCTTCTTTGCTGGCGGCGTCTTCTTGAGTGGCGCGAGCTGGCTCACGTAGCCGGGGCTAAATGCGTTGGTCATCTGGCATCCTTATCGCAAAAAAACCCGCCATGCACAGCCATCGAAGCCGCATTGAAGACGCAGGGAGGAACGCATTCGCGGGTGACGGGTGTCACTACGCTGGCGCTCTGGTGCATGGCGGGGAAAGTCATTGGTTATTCGCCGTCGCCGGAGCCGGAGCCGTAGCCGTCGCCGTAGCCGTAGCCGTAGCCGGAGCCGTCGCCGTAGCCGTCGCCGGAGCCGGAGCCGGAGCCGGAGCCGGAGCCGGAGCCGGAGCCGGAGCCGGAGCCGGAGCCGTCGCCGTAGCCGTCGCCGAAGCCGTCGCCGTCGCCGGAGCCGGAGCCGGAGCCGTAGCCGTCGCCGGAGCCGGAGCCGTAGCCGGAGCCGTAGCCGTCGCCCGTCTTGAACTTAGACATGGATCGACTCCCGCGCCTTCTGTGTGCATGGGATCAGTTCGCACACGCCGGTCAGAAAAATTTCAGGATTCACCACATCCAATTTCGACTTGGATTGATCGAGGCCGTTCTGAGCAACGCCAGACAATGCGACGCCTTCAGTTGCCTTCCATGACCACAAGCGAGTGGAGTCTTTCAGCGTGACGTTTTCACCATCAACACCCACAACTACACCAGCATGAACACCAGCCGAATAGCAGCGGGCAATGCAGTATTTGCCGATGAATGGATGGGCGGATGGCGCAGCAGTCACGCCAGAAAACAGGGCTGCAAGTTCGCGGGCTTGCTTGATGGTCAGGTCTTCGATATTCATTGGGTTCTCCACAAAGCCACCAAGAAGCCGGGGCGGCAAACCGGGTTAGAAAATCTCAGTACTGACCCAAACGGCCAGCAGCAAAAGCACAAGGCAGGCGGCGTAAAGGTCGGTGAACATGGGTCAGCCCAACTCAGGCACGTTCTTTGTGCTGCGGATGTCAACCCAGAACCAAACTGCAACGATGAAACTGCACGCGGAAAAGAACGCGGCGATGTATTGCATGTAGGTCATTTTGTGCCTTGATTCTGTTCATCTGGCCGATCAAACTCAACGCGAGGCTGAACAAAGTCAGTGCGGATCTGGCGCAAAATCCATGACTCAAGCCTGCTCATCGCGATGCGAACAGTTGCGCCGTTGTCGTGGACCACAACAAGGTCTAAGCCATCGATGTGTGCGCTGAATTTTTTGAATCGGATCATGTTGGTGTGGTTAGGCCGCGCTGGGCGGCCTGGGTGGTGTTAGGCGGGGATCAGGTTGGCGCCCGAAACGCAGGCACTGCCGCCTGGCAGGCGGACCTCCCACATGCCTTCGTGGTAGTGGCGTTCGATCACAGCATCGAACTCGCCATACTTGACGCGCTGACCTCGGGCAAAGTGCTTCGGGTTCCAGTAGGCGGGCTTGGTGGTCATCTTGCGTTCTCCGGTTCGTTTGCGTTGTCGATGAATGAACTGTAGCGATTGCATGATCCGTAGGCCAATTGGTTTTTTCTATCGCCTTGCCAAATCAGATTGGATGATTGAATTGGACTGATCGGAGGTGGATCGCCATGATTCAGTCAACCCGCAGCCATCTATAAATCATTGTTGTAGTAGAGGACGCACTGACTTAGGCTGCGGGGTCTTTTTTTAAAGGAGAACGATGGAATACAGTGCATTTATCCAATCAAAGAGGCACAGCCTAGGAAGTCATGGCTTTGACCCCGTTTGGATGCCTGATCGTGCGTTTGATTTTCAACAGCACATCATCACCAAGGCTGTGCGCAAGGGGCGCATGGGCCTGTTTTGCGACACCGGCCTCGGCAAGACTCTGATGCAACTGGCAATCGCCTGGAACATCGTGCAAAAGACAAACCAGCGCGTGCTGATTCTGACACCTTTAGCCGTGGCCTTCCAGTTCATCGACGAGGCCCGCAATATCGGCATTGACGACATCGGACACAGCAAGGACGGTACGCTGTCGCACAAGATCGTTGTCTGCAACTATGAGCGCCTGCACCTTTTGAACTCGGCAGACTTTGTTTGTGTGATGCTGGACGAGTCGTCAATTCTTAAGAACTTTGCGGGCAAGACCCGTGACCAGATCGTCGCGTTCATCAAGCAAGTTCGGTACCGATTCTTGTCCACGGCCACCCCAAGCCCCAACGATTTCATCGAACTTGGCAACAGTTCAGAGGCCCTAGGCTACATGGGTTACATGGATATGCTGACCAAGTTTTTCAAGTCGAATCAAAACAGCGTGGATAGCAACAACCGAAACATCGGAGAGAAGTTCTACCTAAAGCCACACGCTGAACGCGACTTCTTTGCGTGGGTAAATCAATGGTCGGTGATGGTCAAGAAGCCGTCAGACCTTGGGTTCTCCGACTCAGGCTATGACCTTCCGCCACTCACAACAAGGCGGCACATCGTTCGCAATGCCAACACATGGGTTATTGACGGCCAGGCCGCACTGTTTGCCATGCCAGCCAAGACCATGACTGAGGTTCGCGAGGAGCAGAAGCTCACGGTGGCTGAGCGTTGTGAGAAAGCGCATGAGCTGGCCAACGGGAAAACTTCGGTCTACTGGTGCAACCTGAACGAGGAAAGCGCCCTACTGTCGTCTCTGGATCGTGATGCTATCGAGATCATCGGCGGCATGTCGATTGACCAGAAGGAGGAGATTCTGGTGTCGTTCGCCCGTGGCGACATCAGGCGGCTGATCACCAAAGCCCGCATGACTTCGATGGGGTTGAATTGGCAACACTGCCAGCACACCGTATTTTTCCCAACGTGGAGCTACGAGCAGTACTACCAAGCCATCCGGCGCTTATGGCGCTTTGGTCAACAACACGAAGTCACATGCGACATGGTGATCAGCGAAGGCCAAGAGCGCGTCATGGAGGCACACGAGCAGAAGACCAAAAAGGCAATCGAGCTTTACGGAAACCTTGTACAAGCGGCGAACCGTGACTTCACGCACGTCACCAAAGATTTCAACCAAACCATTCAACAACCTGGATTTCTGAAATGAATGTCAAAGACCAAATCATCACGCCCGACTACGCCATATACAACGGTGATTGCGTTGACGTGGTTTCATCGCTGGCCGACAACTCTGTCGATCTGTCGGTGTACTCCCCTCCGTTTTGCGGCCTCTACAACTACAGCTCCGACCATCGGGACATGTCCAATTGCGAGACGCGTGAGCAGTTCCTCGCGCAGTACGAATACTTGGTCGAACAGATCGCCCGTGTAACAAAGCCGGGCCGCATCACTGCGGTCCACTGCACTGATGTTTTTGACAACGCCTGCCGACTGTGGGACTTCCCGCACGAGATCATCCGCATCCATGAAAAGCACGGGTTTCAGTACCGAAACCGTGTCACGATCTGGAAGGAGCCGCTGAAGGTCCGAATGCGAACTATGGTCAAAAGCCTCATGCACAAACTGATCGTCGAAGATTCGACGCAGTGTTTCACAGCCATGCCTGACTACATGATCATCATGACCAGGCGCGGCGACAACGAGGTGCCGGTGACGCACCCTGAAGGACTGAAGCGCTACTTTGGCGCTACGCCAATCCTGCCGAACATCCTTCAGGCATGGAACAACGCCAACGACACCAAGTTCACGGAAGACGAACTTTGGGCCTACCTCAAGGCAAACTTCTACGATCACGAAGACCCGAAGTCGAACAAGCTGTCCCACTACATTTGGCAGCGGTACGCCTCCAGTGTTTGGGATGACATCCGCATTGACAACGTGCTGCCGTTCCGCGACAGCAAAGAAGAGGACGACGAAAAGCACGTCCACCCGTTGCAGCTTGACGTGATCGACCGCATTGTCGAGCTTTACAGCAACCCAGGCGAAGTGGTTTTCACGCCGTTCATGGGCGTCGGCTCCGAGGTGTTCAGCCCTGTTTCGTTGGGCCGCAAAGCCATCGGCGCTGAGCTGAAGGACAGCTATTTCAAGCAAGCGCGCATAAATCTGGAGCACGCCAAGACCCGCTTCGCTGATGAAGTCGGAATGGTCAGCCAAGACGGCCTATTCTGATTTCCACAGTGGCCTTGACCGGCCATTGATCGTGATGCACAATGTTGTTGCCATTGGGTGCAACCTTGGCAAACCCGCAGAGCCCTTGAGATTCTGCCGTTACCCGGAAACGGGCCGTGTTGCACCCACGGACGGCAGAGCCTCAAGGGCTATGTCGTTTCTG